CAGCGCCCAGCGCCGTGGCACCGGCAGCCGCACGGGCAGCCACGATCTTGGCGAAGTCCAGCTCGACCTCGAACTTGGAAACCTCGGTGATGTTCGCCGGGAACGCAGCCGTTCCCTTGTTGAACCCGAGAGAGTCAGTAAAGGCAGTCATGGTTTGCCACTCCTCGATCAGAACTTGATGACGGCGGTCGCCAGGGCTTCGCCCTTCACAACCTTGTAGCCGTAGACCTGGAGGCCACGGATGATGTTGCCGAAGGTCGACTCGGCGCGGATGGTTTCCATGTTCGTCATCTGGGACGCGAACGTGAAGCCCATCTTGTGCCCAGCGATCAGGCTGTACTCGGTGGCACCACCGACCGAAGCACGCTTCAGGTTGTGGGACACATAGACCGTCAGACGGTCGATCATGCCCAGACGCCCGTTGCGCAGGATGGACGTGCCGTCACCGGTCAGCGACGCATCCTTCAGCTCCGACTTCTTGATCAGGCCAGCCATCTTGGCCGGGATGACCACGAAGCGGTTCTGCTCGGGAGCGTTGGCCTCATCCAGCACGGTGCCGATGTCGACCAGCAGGTCGATGACCGACGTGGTGCTGCTCGCGCCGTCCTTGGTGACGGTCAGCGGGGCCGTGGTGACGCCCAGGTTGAACGAAGCCGAGATCGCGCCAGCGGTGGCACCCTTGTTGGTCGACGCAACATCCGGCAGGATGTCGGTCAGCACGCGCTGGTCGATCTTGATCTTCATCCGCTCGGAAGCGTCCTTGGACCACGTGTCCATCAGGTTGATGTCGGACTGGACCTTGTCCACATCGTCCTCGACGCAGGCGAAGTACTCGCCCTTGTCGATCAGAAGCTGGAGCTTCGGCTTGTCCGGGTTCTCGACGGTGAGCGTCTGACCCTTGACGTAGTCGCGGATCGTGATCTCCGGCGTGGTGCGGATGTTGACGGTGTCGCCGTACTGGCGGATCTCACCCTCGTAGTCGGTGTTCGAGATCGCCGACAGCACGGTGGCGTCGTAGAAGTTCTCGATCAGCTTGCCCGACCAGATCTCGGGGATGAAGTTGCCGCTGTAATTCGGGCGGCCAGGAGAGACAGGATACGACATGGTGTTCGTCCTCTATGTCATGCAGAGACTTGGATGCGATTCTCCCGCTGTGCAGCGAAGATGTCGCGTTCGATGCGGTCCCGTTCCTGCTCACGCCCCTTGTACCGACCGGACCGCACGTCATCGAAGAACTTGCGGATGTCAGCAGGGGTGTAGGTCTTGCCCTTGTTGGTCTGCGGGGCTCCGGCGCTGCGAGCGCGTCCGGGGGCAACCTGCTTCTCCAACTCGGAAGTTGCGGGAGCGGAACCAGTGGATTGAGCAACGGGGGCCTGTCCAGTGGACTTCAGCCATGTGCGGAAGAACGCAGAGACCCGACGCGCATCGAGCGCCCGCTGGGCGTCTTCGAGGTAGGTCTGCCGTGAAATCCCCGTCAGCGGGTCAGTTTCGAGCAACCAGTCCTGGAAGGCCTGGGTGTCGTTGACTTCGCGCCAGTTCGGAACCTCGGTGGTGAGATCCGACCAGAACTGCTGCTGAGCAGTCTGGGCTTGGCGCTGGGCCACTGCCTGAACTTGGGGGACCACGTTGGTCTGCACCTGTTGCAGCAACTGCTCGATCTTGGACAGACGCTGCATGACCGGGGAGACTTCCTCCCGCGACACACGGCGCATGACCTCGATCGAATCGCCGTATTCCTCGACGTCCTTGTCGGACACCAGCTTCTGCACCGGTGCGGCGGCAGGAGCGGGGGCTGCACCCGGGGCGGGCGCGGTCGAGGACATCGTGGCGAGCAACTGCTCCAACTGCTGGATGCGACCGCCCAGTTCCCGGTTCTGCGCATGCAGTCGCGGAACCTCGGCGTTGTACATCCCTTGCAGCGTGCGGTACTTCTGCTGGAGATCTTCCGGGGCCTTGTCTCCACCCGTTGGCTGCTCAGGCGCGGGTGAAGGAGCAGGTGCATTCGCCGCAGGCTCGTCGGCAGCAGGCGCAGCGGTACCCTCAGTCTCGGTGTTCTCGGACGCATCGGCCTCTGGGCCTTGCGCCGGGTCGGCACCAAGCTGCTTGTACAGCTCCTGGACAGCCTCGGCTTGCTTACGAATTTGCTCTGGAAGGGCCATGTTGAACGCTCCTCATCGGTATGCGTGACTAGACGGCGAGGTCAAACCTTTGCCGCGATTGCAGGGGCTTGCTTGACGAAGTCGACAACTTCGTCCAGAACTTGGCACCGCCCCTGAAAGAGTGCCGTGTTCGTCGTGGCGTGTGGCAACCGCTCAAGCTCCTGCATCTTCCACGCCTGCAACCACTCCAGAAACTCTGGGTGCTGCATCGCAAAGTGCGCAAGAGCCTTCGTGACACGCAGGTCGGGTCGGATCATGCCGCCCTCCCGGACACGCGGTTGCTCACGGTGTTGCCCTCCATCCCACCTCTCGGCGACCCGTCAGGTTCCGTAGGGGTTGGAGTGGCTTGTTGCTGGGCAGCCATCGCGGCTGCCTGGACTCGATTCTGGAAGCCTGCCTTCTCACGCGAGGGGACGACGTCCTCCACGGGCATCTGCAAGCCCTTGGCAACCTCGCGCAGGATGGCGGACCGCCCGTCGCGCCCGAGGATCTCGGCGTCGATCGGGTTGGCGGTGGCGTTGAGGAACTCGATGCGGCGGACGTTGACCGTCTCCTTGACCGCAAGGTTGACCGCACCCTTGGCCAGCACCTCGACATCGCCCTTGATCGACTCATCCGGGTCGTAGCGCATGTTGTACACGAACTGGCGCAGCACGATCGGCTTGACCACATCGGAGTCGATGTGCATCACCACCTGCCGGATGCCCTTGCCAGCCGCACCCATGAGCATGGACAACCCCGACGAGGTGCGCCCCGCGCCCTGCACGTTGAGATCACCGTAGATGTACGCCGGAATCCCCGAGTGGTCGTCCGCCAGACGGCTGAACTTCTCGTAGACCGCCATCAGCTCCGTGGCCCGGGAGTCAGGCTGCGTGAACCGCACAGCCGGAGCCGACGACCCCACCGGGTCGTTGGTCACCTGCCAGATCTTCCACGGCGACAGGGCGGTGATGTCCTCGTTGGCCGGGATGCGTTCGAGGTTGATCTCGACCTGCGGACCCGAGGCGATGCCCATGTTGTTGACCAGTGCTCGGGCAGCAGCGTTGCACACCGCCTGGAGGTCTTCGATGATCTTGGGGATGCCCTTGCCCCAGAACGCTCCGGGGCACTTGATGAACGAGGTCTTGGTGTACGGCTTCTCACCCAGCGGGTCGTAGTTGAGCACCGCCTTGATGACGTAGTTGCCCACCAGCCAGACGTTGGCGTCGTACTCCCGCGCCGGGTCCGGGACGTCCTCCTCGGACATGCCCCACTCGCGCAGCATCTCGCCACTGACCTTGCCCCAGAACTCCAGGGCGTCGAACATCTCGGTCGGACGCATGTAGGCGTAGTACTTCCGCTCTTCCTCGTCCTTGAGCAGCTCCATGTCCTCGTTGATCCAGGACTGCCCGTTGCCGATCTCCAGCACCTTGCGGATGGCGTCTTCGTCGTACCCCGGAACCCCGATGAGGTCGGACAGCGCCATGCGCGTCAGGGGGTGGTACTCGAACAGGTACCCATCGTTGATGTTGGTGATCCCCGGCTCGGGGTAGATGTAGAACGGATCGACCCGCTCGTACTCCGGTGCCAACCGCTCGATGGGCTTGACCACGGTCGCACCGGTGGGGCTCTGCTCCCAGCCGAGTGCCCGCTGCCGCCGCACGATCGGCCCCTTGATGAAGGCAGCCGGGTGCGTGACCAGATCGGTGATGAAGTCGTTGAACGCCTGCTCCCAGCCGCCCTGGGCGAACTGGTCCTGGATGCGCACTTTCATCCGGTCGGCCCGGGTCTGGGCCTCACGCAGCAGCGCGAACCGGTAGTCCTGGGCGACCATCTCACGCAGCTCACGCATCTGCGCCATGTCGGGGGCCTGCCCCGTGCGCTGCACGAGCTGCACGACCTGCTGCGCGAACTCACTCTCGACGGCCTTCTTCTGCGCCGGTGCGAGGTCAGGCAGGGGGGTGGGAGCCAGATCCCACGGAGGCGACCCGCTGTCAAGCAGGATGTCCCGCAGCCACGACTCGGCTGCACGGCACTTGACCTCCGTGATCATCATGTAGATCTCGGAGCCGCCCTGGCCACGGATGGCCCGCAGCTTGTCCGCCTCGTACTCGCCGTTGCGCTGCCGCAGCGCCCGGAGCATCTCGTACTCGATGGGCCGCTTGGCCATCTTGGCCACGTCCCAGCACGCCCGCAGGTACGACGCCAGTCCGAGGATCAGCGGCTGGTTCTGCCGCTCCGCAAGCGCACGGTCCGCCGCCTCCTGCTCTTGTCGAGCAAGATCGCTGTTGGACACCACTCGCAGGAACGTCAGTCCGGCCATGTCACTTCTTCATCGCAGGGCGTTTCTTGGACGGGCTACCCTGCGGCGGCAGTCCGAACTTGCGCTCGTACTTGGCCCGATCCTCAGGCTTCTCCGTGGAGATACTGTCCGGGTTGAACGGCACAGCCATGGGCTTCTTGGGCGGCTTGGGCTGCGGGCGGTTCTTGCTCGGCGACTTCATGCTGCGATCCATACGGACCTCCTCCAGTAAGTATACACGTCCTGACCAAAAGAAAAAGCCCCCGGAGTGTGAACTCGACGGGGGCCGAATGAGGAGCACGTGACGCAGTCAGAGCGAAGCATATCACGTCCATCCCGTAGCCGCAACGGGTTTGATCTCACGCCGCACGGGCATATGCCCACCCTCACCGGCGCTGTGGATGTGGAGCATGAGGTACTGCAACGCCTCGGCCACGTGGGAGTGCGAGTTCTTCTCGATCGCCCCATCGCCCTTGGGTTTGTACCGATACCCACCCATCATGGCCGCCTTGAGCCGGGTACATCGCGGATCGACCAGGAACCCCGGATCGCCGTCGACCTGCCGCATGAGGTACTCGTCCACCGCGTTGACCCGTGCCGACACGCTGTTGGTCTTGGCCGGGATGACCCGCAGCCCCTCGGCCTTGATGATATCCACCACGCTGCGCTCGTCGGTCTGGGCGCGTTGCACCCCTGCGGGGTCGACCACCACCAGCACCGGAGCCCCGGGGAACCGCTCGTACAGCAACGGCTTGAGCATGGTCCGCACGAACCGCTGTACGCCCATGTCGAAGCTGACCGCGTCGTCCAGTATCAGCGCCCGCCCACGCGGATCCTGCTGCCCCAGCACCGCCGCAGGTGTGAGCCCGAGGTCCATGCCAACCACGATGGGCCGCACCCCGTTGAGGATGGACCGCAACCGCTCCTTGGCCATGTGGTAATCCGGCCTGAAGTACTTGTACACCGGCATGCCAGCCGAGCTAAGCCCGTACTCGCCGTCGATGTAGACCCGGATGTACTCCTCGCTGCGCCCCTGGGTGTCGTAGTACCCCTCGGGCAGGTTCTCCACGTTCTCGGCGTACGGACTGCGCCCGGACGGCTGCTTGAACACATCCCACCCGTTGTCGTTGGGTGAGACGCCATCCTTGGGATCCAGTCCTTCGAGCTGGTAGTACCACCACGTGTCCATCGTGGGCGGGTTGGTATCTCCCCACATGCCATGCCACGTGGGGCCGCCGTCCTTCTTGGACGGGAAGCGCCCGATCCGCTTGGACATCGCGTCCACGATGTCGGGGTGGATGTCACGGCACTCGTTGAACCACGCCCCAGTCAGCTCCAGCGAGTTGAGGTTGGCCACGTCGTCGGCGTCGTCCAGCGCCCGGAACATGATCTCCGACTCGACCTCTCCGACCTTGAAGAAGTACGTCTTCGTCGTGCGCATGTAGTCCCCGCACTCACCGGGCGGGAACCAGTCGAGGAACGTCTTGATCGTGGTGTCCTGGAGCTGACGTGCCGTCTCCCGCACCACTGCGAACCGGGTGCGCCGCTTGCCCCTGGCGTCGGGGGCTTGGGCACTGGCCCTGCGGATGACCTCGAACGAGCACGTGACGCTCTTGCCGGAACCCACCGGGCCCATGAGGACGCGCATCTTCGCGTCGCTGCGCATGAACTTCGCGCCGGTGGGCGGCGGGGTGTAGTTGATCTCAACCGGCATGGGTGGGGAAGACCGTCACGACGTAGTCTCGGGCACCACGCTTGTGCTTGCGGATGGAGGTGGCGTAACTGAGGCGGCTGTCCCGCAGCGCGGCTTCGAGGCGCAGGGTCTCCACGACGCTGCCCAGGCGGGCGTAGCGCGTGCCATCCTCGGCATCACGAAACATGCTCTGCCACGTCGTAGGGATGGTCGGTGTCGGCGTGGTAGGTGCCATCATCGTCCTCCAGCATCGGGGTTGGCGTGGGGGTGACGTCAATGGTACGCGAATCCTGGGGGTTCGGGCCGAGGTTGATCGTGATCTTGACGCCACCACCGCCACCATCGGTGGAGATGTTGTCCTTGGGCTCCAGCCCTGCCCACTTCACGGTGGACTTGATGAGGTCGGCTTTTACCGCTGGGCTGACGGCAGCGTCGTGGATCAACAACCAGGATGTTGTCAGGAGTTCTT